GGATGATGTCGGTGATGGCGGGCCTGGGCAGCCAGACGCAGCGGCCGGCGCAGTTCTTTCTGGGAACGGTGCTGGCGGGCAGCCAGGAGGGGCTGAAGGTGGCCTGCAACGGGCTGGAGCTGGACCGGGAGGACATCTGGATCAATGAGACGCTGAAGCGGGACTACACCTACCAGGTGTCGCTGGACGGCGGGACGGGCCGGTTCTTCCAGCTCAGCGGCACGCTGTCCGGGCCGGTGACCTGCCCGGCGCCGGGATGCGCCCCCAAGCTGGGGAGCGTCACCGGCGGCGGCCTGGACAGCCAGGAGGCCAGCATGGACAAACAGGACCTGAAGCGGCTGGAGTTCGCGCTGAAGAAGGGGGACATCGTGGTGATGCTGACGGAGGACCTGCAAACCTATTATCTGATCTGCAAGGTGGTGGCGCTGTGAGTCTGTTTCCCATGTATTCCATGCCGCTGAGGGACGACCGGGGGGAGCTGCCCCTGTACACCGACGTGCGGATGGACTATGACGCCGGGGTGCCGGTGTGGTCCGGGGGAGAGCCGGTGCTGGTCTCCGGCCTGGAGGCGGTGAAGGGCTGGGCCTGGAGGGCGGTGGATACGGCGCGGTACCGGTTCAGCCACTTCTCCTGGTCCTACGGCTGCGAGCTGGAGGCGCTGGTGGGGCAGCCCTACACCGCGGACGCCAAGCTGAGCGAGGCGGAGCGGTATGTGACGGAGGCCCTGCTGGTGTCCCCCTATATCCGGGAGGCCCGGGTGCGGGACAAGCGGTTTGAGGGCTCCACCCTGCACATGCAGGTGGCGCTGAGCACAGTTTACGGAAAGGAGACCATCTATGTTTGAGGACCGGACCACGGAAAACCTGAAAAAGGAGACACTGGCGGAGATCGAACCGGCCACCGGCGTGTCCTCCATGGCGGGCAGCTACGCCGACGCCACGGTGGGCCCCCTGTGCCAGGCGGTGAGCCGGCTCTACAAGGCCCTGCCCGGGGTGCTGTCCATGCTGTTCGTGGACGAGAGCAGCGGGCGCTTCCTGGACCTGGTGGGGGGCGACTACTTCGACCTGACGCGCCGGGAGGGGACAAAGGCCCGGTGTTCCGTGACACTGACGGGAAAGGCGGGGACAGTGGTCAACGCCGGGACCGTCTTCCTCACGGCGGAGGGACTGGAGTTCGTGCTGCTCTCAGCGGTGACCATCGGCGCGGCCGGGACGGCGCTGGGGGAGCTGGAGGCGGCGGAGGTGGGCAGCGCCTACAACATCCAGCCGGACAGCCTGACACAGATGTACGTCAACCTCACCGGGCTGGAGCGCTATGAGAACAGCCAGGGGGAGGGGGGCACAGACCGGGAGAGCGACCTGGCCCTCTACACCCGCATCGATGAGGCCCGGAAGCGGCCGGACACCAGCGGAAACGGGTGGGATTACCGGAGCTGGGCGCTGGAGGTCCCGGGAGTGGGGGAGGCCAAGGTGGTGGAGCTGCCCCAGGGACCGGGCACCGTGGGGGTGACGGTGATCGACAGCAACTACCAGACCGCCGCGGAGGAGATCCTGGAGGCGGTGCGGGCCAACATCCAGGCCAAGCGGCCGGTGGGCCCCACGGTGACGGTGGACACGGCGGGGGAGGTGGAGATCACGGTCTCCGCCGGGGTGACGGTGTCCGGGACCACCCCGGGGGCGGTGCAGGCGGAGCTGGAGAGCCGCCTGAAGGACTACCTGGCCCAGCTGGTGCGGGGCAAGTACCAGAAGATCTACTACGGCCCCGAGGAGGACGGCCCCTACTCCCTGATTTATAACCGGGTGCTGGCCCTGCTGCTGTCCATCGAGGGGGTGGAGAACTTCTCCGCCCTGACGGTGAACGGCACCACGGCGGACGTGATGCTCCAGGCGGACCAGGTCCCGGTACTGAAAGAGGTGAGCGTGACATGAAGCCCTTGATCGAGGAGCTGCCCCGGCACTACCAGAGGAGCGCGCCGGACGCGGAGCTCCAGCGGGTGCTGTCCCTGCTGGTGGAGCAGGCCCAGGCGGACGAGGAGTTCACCCTGGCGCAGCTGTTCCCCAGCACCACCAGCGGGTGGGGGCTGGAGCTGTGGGAGCGGGCCTACGGCCTGCCGGTGGACCCGACCCAGAGCGACGAGCGGCGGCGGCAGCGCATCCTGGCCAAGGTGAAGGGGACCGGCGTGACCACGGCGGCCAAGCTGCTGGGCATCGCCCAGGTGTTTGAGACCCCGGCGGAGCTGGTGGAGGTCAGCGGGGAATACCGGTTCGAGATCTGGTTCACGGACACCATCGGGGAGATCGCCCACAAGCAGGACCTGGTGGACATCGTCAACGAGCTGAAGCCGGCCCACCTGGACTGGGCCATCAAATACCGGAAGGAGATAGAGACCCCCATCCTTGTGGGGGCGCTGGCCCGGCAGGGGGACAGCATGATCTTGTGGGAGGTGGATTGCAGGAATGATCCCTAGTGTGAAATTGACCGCCGCGGGGGCGGCGCTGCTGGCCAAGGTGCCGGCGGGGAGCGGGGCGCCGGTGACCCGGTGGCAGATCGGGACGGGGGTGCTGCCGGCGGGGACGGACCTGACGGCGCGCACCGCGCTGGCGGAGCCGCTGAAGGATCTGCCCATCGCCCGGGTGACCAACTCGGGCAGCCAGAGCCTGGTGCTGGGGCAGTTCGTCAACACCGGGATGGACGCCTTTGTCTGGGAGGAGCTGGGCCTGCTGGCTCAGGACCCGGACGAGGGGGAGATCCTGATGGGCTACGGCTGCGCCTTTGGGGCCGGGGAGGCCATCCAGGCGGGGGAGGAGCAGCTGCGGGAGTTCGTCTTCGGCTGTCAGCTGATCTTCTCCGGAGAGACCGCCGTGGCGGCGGAGATCGACCGGACGCTGGTGTTCGCCACCCTGAAGGACCTGGAGAACTACTACACGAAGGGGGAGACCCTGAGCCCGGAGACCCGTGTGCTGTTAGGGGATGTAAACACCCCTGACGAGGCGTTCCTGGCACTGTACGGGATGGCGGGGTCCATCGTGGAGATGCCGCCGGCGGTGGAGCCGGAGGACCGGAGGGACGGGACATACTACCTGGCCCGGCAGGTCAGCTATAACAGGGGGGTGTAGGTGTGGCAACGTATTATCGGTGGAAAAAGTCTCACATTGAATATGCAGCTGCATCAACGGAAATATCAGGAGCAGTACGGGAAAGTGGAAACTATGACCCATCTAAGTCCCCTTGTGGGTATGTTTGGCATTCGGATAGCATCACTGTGACGGCCGATAAAATCACATTAAATAACCCAACTCGGACCAACCTTAGTGCGAACGTATATGGGACCGTGGTAGGCGGCTATTGTATGTGTACGCCCCTCAGCGTTACTACGGCGCCTAGTTTTGATTATGTGTACAAATCATCCGGGGGAGATGAACAGACTTTCTTCCGTGGTGAGTATGGATTCGCACAGGTTCAAAGATCGACTTTTGGTAATCCCTCAACTCTTTATAAAGTTACGCCATCTGGTGCAACACAGGGCTCTTTCATTGAATACATCTACTCCGAGAGCCCCAGCGCCTACCCCCAAGACGGGGTCAGCGGGAACTACTGGTACTCGGACCGGACGGCCATCACCGTCAGCCCGCCGTCCAGCATCAGCGTATCCCCCAACCCGCCCAAGGGGGGCAGCAATGTATCCGTGAGCTGGGGAGCGGCCTCTTCCGGCGGCGGGGCCATCTCCAACTACGAGCTGAGCAAGCGGCTGGACGGCGGCGGCTGGACAGTGGTGGGCACCTATGGCGGCAGCACCCGCACCGCCTCGGTCCCGGTGGCCAAGGGGACGGAGACCATCGCCTTCCGGGTGCGGGCCAAGGATGCAAATGGCTATTGGTCTGACTACAAGACCAGCGGCACCTACACGGTGAAAAACAACGCCGCCCCCGGCGCCCCGGAGAGCATCACCGTGCCGGAGACCGTCTACGGCGGCAAGGAGACGGAGATCTCCTGGGCAGCCGCCAGCGACCCGGACGGCAATCTGTCCGGCTACATCCTGGAGCGCCAGACCGACGGCGGCAGCTGGTCCCAGCGGTACAAGGGGGCCGGGCGGTCCTATGCCGACACCGTGCCCTTCGGCACGGCCTCGGTGTGCTACCGGGTCAAGGCCTACGACGCGGAAAACCTGTCCAGCGGGTACACCACCTCCCCCACCAGGAGCGTGGTCAACGCCCCGGACGTGCCCGTCCTCACCGTGCCGGAACTGGCCATGGAGGGGCAGACCGTCCCCGTGAGCTGGACGGCCGCCACCCACGCCGCCGGCTACACGCTGGAGCGCAAGGCCGACACGGACGCAGACTGGACCCAGGTGTACTCCGGGCAGGCCCTGAGCTCCAGCGAGACCGCCGGGGCCTGGAGCTGGGTGCAGTACCGGGTCAAGGCCA